CATCCTGAGCACCATAAGCTACTAATTGAAGAAGACCACCACCCATTTACGCTATATTCTTTATACTATTAGAGGAGAAAAAAAAAAGGGATATTATAGCAATTTAACAACGTATAAGATAATTAATATAATTTAATTTAATTAGAATACGCTAAACCTCCCATACCCGATAATATACGTAATACGTTATAATTAACAGCATATACATGAAGATTTTTAGAGAATTGAGTACCGACATATGTAGCATTCATATCTATATTAAGAACAGCAGTATCAATACGAGACATATTGAGAGTACCGCTCGGTTGATGTTCTTCAGGTTTTAGAGCGAATGAATACACATTAATACCAGGGTTTGAAGGTATATTTTCGTGATGTTGATAAGGTTGTATTAAATTGAAATAAGAACCAGGTCTTGATGAAAAGCGATCATTGCCGTTTAATACGAGTTTAGCGGATACAACAGGGTTTGTTGAAGAAACTGCACTGGTTTCTGCATATAATTTACCATTAGAATCATAAGTGTTTGGATCAGTAGAATAATTTATCCAATTATTATTTTTTGTAGGTTGGTCTGCATGATGGTCGCATGTAGAAACCCAGACTAATTCTTTGCACGGATGATTAAATGATAGTTTTGGTTTCATGCTTGCGGCATTTACAGTTTCAGCACCAGTAAATTGTAATTGTTCTATTAAATATTCATGTGATAATTGAGCAAATCTTCTGCGTTCATCAGTATCTAAGAATATGTAATCGACCCATAAATTTACAGATGATAGTTCTTTTATAGCTGAAGTCGAACCTTGGCATTTAGTTTTTTCTTCGAATAAAATATTTATCTTAACTTCATGATATTGTAGAGCAATTAAAGGAAGCGCTAGACCTACATTGCGGCAAAACCAGAATTCTAAAGGTATATAGAGATTGGCATTTTGTAATCTGGCGATGGTATTATTAGAACCAACCATTTTTTTATAAGCTTCTTTTTTAGATTTAGGTAATGAAAGTTCATTCCATATATACATCCAGTGAGAATAATGTTTATCTATTTTTTGACCACCTATTTCAATTTCTACATAATTAATTAAGCGAAGACCGAAATAAGGACAAACCGTTTCAGCAGTAGTATCACCAGAAGTATAATCAATAATAGATAAATATACGCGATGTATTAAATCGCCATTTCTTGATATTTGACAAGTAACACGATTGCCGAAAGTAGGAGTTCCGTTAAAAGTTTGTTGAATGGCTTCAATAGCGAAGTTAGTATGACGACGATAAACTACTTTGAAAAAGGTAATTTGAGGATTACCGGTTAAATAAACATCCTGAGCACCATAAGCTACTAATTGAAGAAGACCACCACCCATTTACGCTATATTCTTTATACTATTAGAGGAGAAAAAAAAAAGGGAATTATATAACACATTTTATTATAACTAATTAGAATACGCTAAACCACCCATTCCAGATAATATACGTAATACATTGTAATTAACTGCGTATATATTAATACCAGTATAAGAATATTCTGCAGCACTAGGCATACCTACACCGGTAGCAGAAAGATCTTGAACTTCAACCATTAAAGTAGCAGTGTCTATACGAGACATATTGAGAGTGCCACTTGGTTGATGGTCCTCAGGTTTAAGAGCAAACGAGTATACATTGATAGGATTATTAACGGGAACATTAGTATGATGTTGATAAGGTTGAACGTGTGTGAAGTATAATCCTTCTCTTACTGCAAAACGGTCATTGCCATTTAATTGTAAAATAGAGGTTATGAAAGGATTATTGTAATTATCAGCAGTCGGTGTAACTTGATGAATATAATTACTACTATATGAATATGATGAAGTGCCACTTATTAAAAACGGCGCGGTATTATCAGCTATAGCAGTTTTCGCTAGATTATAATCGTACCATCTTGCATTTTTGTGTGTTCCAGAACTTTTTGCTACCCAGATTAATTCTTTACAGGGATGATTGAAGTTTAATTTAATACGGTTACTTTTATTTACAAGAGATTCAGTACCAGTAAATTGAAGTTGTTCTATTAAATATTCATGAGATAATTGAGCAAATCTTCTACGTTCATCTGTATCTAAGAATATATAGTCTATCCATAATGAGGCGGAATTTATTTCAGGAAAGGCAGCTGCAGAAGTAGCGGCGGCAGCTGCAGAAACAGAGCTAGCTAATAAACAATTTACTTTTGTTTCAAATTCAATTTTTACTTTAACTTCGTGATATTGAAGAGCAATTAAAGGAAGTGCTAAACCTACATTACGGCAAAACCAGAATTCAAATGGTATATATAATGTAGTATTTTTATTAGTTGTTATATCTTTATCCGCACCGACCATAGTATCATAAGCATATCTTTTGCCCATAGGTAAAGATAACTCATTCCATATGTATAACCAATCGGAATAATGTTTATCTATTTGTTGACCACCAATTTCTACTACTACGGATTTTATTAAGCGTAGACCTAAGTAGTTAACATATGAATCAGTAGCAGCAGTGCTAGTTTTCTTGGGCACATCAACTTGTAAATACATGCGATTAATTAAATCGCCGTTGCGCGATATTTGACAGGTTATTGTGTTTCCATATCCAACATTTCCATTAAATGTCTGCTGTATAGCTTCCATAGCGAAGTTAGTATGACGACGATAAACTACTTTAAAAAAGGTAATTTGAGGATTACCAGTTAAATAAACATCCTGAGCACCATAAGCTACTAATTGAAGAAGACCACCAC